CAATGGACACCTGACGGTATTATTGCTGGATCGACACTCTGGGACGAAGTTAACAGACCAGTTGAGAAGTCTTCCGCTATGTACCCCTGGCCTGGAGTCAATGAGCTTACATACGGCATTAGAGCTGCAGAGCTTATTACAGTCACTGCTGGATCGGGACTTGGTAAGTCTCAGTTCCTTAGAGAAATCCTTTGGCACTTAATCAAGACTACAAACCATAACATTGGTTTGATGTTTATGGAAGAGTCAGTGCGTAAGACTGCTCGTGGCATTATGTCGCTTCACTTAAATAAACCACTACACCTGCCTGACACACAGGTATCACCAGAGGAGTTAAAAAATGCTTTTGATATTACACTGGGTACTGATCGTTTGTTTTTTTGGGATAATTTTGGGTCTACTGATATTAATAACGTAATTAACCGCATACGTTACTTTGCCAAAGCTGCCGATTGTAAATACGTATTTCTTGATCATATTTCTATGGTGGTATCTGCTCAGTCTAATGGTGATGAGCGTAAGTCTATTGACGAGTTGATGACCAAGCTGCGTATGCTTGTGCAAGAAACTGGCATTAGTTTGATTGCAGTATCACACCTTAAGCGTCCTGAGAGTAAAGGGCATGAGGAAGGTGCAGCCACTAGCTTGTCACAGCTTAGAGGATCAGGTGCTATTGCACAGCTCTCTGACATTGTAATTGGTCTAGTCCGTAACGCACAGGCTGAAGACCCTATGGAGCGTAACACGACACGAGTAAGCATTTTAAAGAATCGCTTTAGTGGCCTGACCAGTCCCCACTGTGCGAGTCTTCTTTACAACAAGGACACAGGTCGTATGCTTGAAATGCAGGAGAACTTATGAAAACTGTAAAAGTACCAGCAGTAAAGAAAAAGAATGGGAAGATTGTTAAGGCTAACACCAAGATGGATAGCCATGACGATTTAGAAACTAAAGGGAAGCGAGGCTTTATTCTTTCTGACGGCAAGTTTGCTGACAGGGAAGAAGCTGCTAAAGTAGCTAAGAAGGCCAAGCAAGTTAAGAGTGGTGCATCAGCTTTAAGTAAACGTAAGAAACTTCATAGCGAGAACCTGCGTACAACTAAACAGAATAAAGATAAACAATGAGACGTGATGGAGGCAAAGGACATAAGCCTAGACCAGTCCCTGACAGAAAACAGTTTGAAGATAACTGGGATGTAATCTTTAAAAAGAAACCTGAGAAGGAAAAGAAGTGACGTTCTTTAAGATTGTCTTTACAATCCTTGCAATTATCTTTACAATAAATTTAGGAGATACGTTAGTACAGCAATCGTTACAAGAAGGTGTTTATGCTTGTGAAGAAGTAACCAAAACAGATCCTATTAACGTACAAAAAATATGCGACAGAAGATGGAAAAGAAAATGAGAAAAGTTATAACAATGTTATTACTATGCTTGGCTTTTACAGCCCAGGCTGCCGATGGTCCTACGATTGTTACCCTGCCTGATGGAACGATTATGACTTGCTGGACTTTTGGTATAATTGTTCAATGCAGTTAGTATTAGATATTGAAACCAATTTAGCTCATGACACAATCTGGTGTTGTGTAACTCTTCATCGTGAAACTGGAGAGATTAAAGTATGGAAAAACAAGGAAGGATTAAAGGAGTATTTAGATGACGCTGATACCATTATGGGGCACAATCTTATTGATTTTGACGCTTACGTTCTTAATCGTGTGTGGGGAACCAACATTAGGAAGTCGCAATGTCAGGATACTTTGTTGTTGTCTCGCCTTAGTAATTCTGCTAGGGACGGTGGGCATTCTTTAAAAGCTTGGGGGAATACTCTTGGCTATGAGAAGATTGAGTTTTCAGACTTTGACAATGGTTTGACTGAAGAGATGATTACGTATTGCATACGAGATGTAGAGCTGACTAGCAAAGTCTATGACATCTTGGCTGCAGAGATTACCAAGAATAAGATTAGTCCTGAAGCTGTAAAGCTAGAGTATGAGGTGCAGGTAATTTTATCGGAGATGGAACGAAATGGATTCAAGCTTGATGTACCCTATGCACAGACCTTGCTCTCGCAACTTAAGACAGAGATGTCCGAGATTGAAGAATCGTTACAGACTATCTTCCCTCCGATCATTACTGAGAGGAAGAGCGAGAAGACGGGAAAGCGACTTAAAGATAATGTCGAAGTCTTTAATGTGGGCAGTAGGCAGCAGATTGCGAAGCGTCTTATATCGAAGGGATGGAAGCCTGAAAGAACTACCGAGAAGGGACAGGTTATTGTTGACGAAACCACGCTTGAGGCCTTGGATATTCCTGAAGCGAAGCCTATCGCAAGATATTTAACGTTACAAAAGAGAGCATCACAATTAGATTCATGGTTAGAACACTTAGGAGAGGATGGTAGAGTTCATGGTAAAGTTATTGGCTTTGGTGCTGTCACTGGCAGAGCTACTCACTCTAGCCCTAATATGGCACAAGTCCCTGCAACTAGGGCAACACTTGGAAAAGAGTTTCGGTCGTGCTGGACGGTTGAAGATGGAAACGTATTGGTGGGCATCGATCTTAGTGGTATCGAACTTCGATGCTTTGCTCATTACCTTAATGATAAGGAATACATAGATGAAACAGTCAACGGTGATGTCCACACTAGAAATCAGCAGGCATTTGGGGTTGAAACGAGAGACCTTGCGAAGACTGTCCTTTATGCGACTCTGTACGGAGCTTCCGCAGCCAAGATCGGTAAAGTTATTGGTGGTACTTCGAAAAGAGGAGCCGAGATTATTAATAATTTCTGTAAAGCAGTGCCAGCGTATGAAAGGCTTAAATCCAAAGTTGAAAGACTTGCTGAAAAGGGAACACTACCTGGCCTTGGGGGTTATCAGCTTAAGGTGCGGTCGGCCCATTCGTCGCTTAACACGCTTCTTCAAAGTGCAGGGGCTATCATCAGTAAACAGTGGCTTGTTCAAATCACAAAGAACCTTCGAGCCAAAAAGATTCCGTACAAGCTTGTTGCGTGGGTGCACGACGAAGTTCAGCTCGAGACTCCTAATCAATACGGAGATATTGTAGGAGAAGTGGTCGTTCACTCTGCTAAAGAAGCAGGAGAAATATTGCAGTTCCGTTGTCCAGTCGGAGCTGAATATGGTGTTGCAAAAAACTGGGCAGGAAGCCACTAAATGTGGTATAATGGTAGTTCGCAGTTTAACTAAATTAAGAGGAATCAACATTATGAGTACAGGTAAATCAGTAGCAGTACAGGCAGACGTTTTTTGGGCTTGCACACAGACTCCGAATCCTACTTCGGATAAAGAGCAATACACCATTAATTTGTCTAACCTTTCAGATAAGGCAAAAGCAGCATTAGAAGAGCTAGGTATTACAGTTCGCAATAATTCAGAAAAGCGTGAAGCTGAAGGCAATTACATTACTTGTAAGAGCAATTACAAGATTGATGCTTACACTCCTGATGGTGAAGTGATTTCTGCAGATAAGAAGATTGGTAACGGTAGCAAGTGCACTGCAATCGTATCTTCCTACGAGTGGAACTATCGTGGTAAAAAAGGTGTTAGCCCATCTTTGAAGAAGTTGACAATCACTGATTTGATTGAATACAAAGGTGCTAACGTTGAAGAACTAGACGACGTTCTATAATGGCTCATATCCTAGTAGATGGCGACATTATCGGATATCGTATTGGTTTTTCTACCGAAGAAGAGAATGAAAAAATCGTTATCTCTAGGGTTGCAACATTTTTAGAAACGATGCTTTGGGAGGATCTCGAAGCTGAGACCTACCAAGGCTACTTAACAGGTAAAGATAACTTTAGAAATGACATCGCAAGAACTGCTCCGTATAAGGGAAACCGCACAGCACCTAAACCTAAGCATCTCCAGCTTATTCGAGATTATCTTATCTCAGCATGGGACTTCCAGGTCTCTGAAGGGCAAGAAGCAGATGATTCGATTGCGATAGAACATACAGCAAGAAATTATGAGAGCGTCATTGCAAGTATTGACAAAGACTTCCTCCAGCTTCGTGGTAATCACTGGAACTTTGTTAAAAAAGAAATGACTTTTGTAACACAAGAAGAAGCAATTAAAAACTTTTATAGGCAGGTACTAACTGGTGACAGAGTTGATAACATCATTGGTCTCAAAGGCATCGGCCCTGTTAAGGCTAACAAAATCCTCTCCGAACGTGATAGTGAAACAGAAATGTATCTTGCTTGTGTCGAAGCATACGGCGGCGAAACAGAACGAGTTATTGAAAACTGCCGATTGTTATGGCTTAGAAGAGAAGCCAACCAGCTCTGGCAACCTCCCACCGAAGGGTTATAAATGATTCTATTACTAAACAATC